CGGCTGCGGGATTCTGCGCAACCAGGCGGGCGTCCAGGTGAACACGTAGGCGGCGAAGAAAAGATTCGGGCCGGGGAGTGGCGTGACCCGGCCCCTCTCTACAAGGAGCACATATGAACTTGAAGATGTATTACGACAAGATTCGCGAGTGGGAAGCAAAGATTGGCGAAGAATTCGTCGTGCTGGCCAGCCTGGAGACGCCGGACGGCGGCAAGGTCGGAGTGAAGACGGAAGCAGGCAAGCGAACGGCGGCACGGATGCTCGTGGAAGGAAGAGCACGGTTGGCTACGCCGGCCGAGACCGAGGAATTTCGCGCGGAACAGGCAGCGGCGAGGGCCGAGGCTGAGCGCGCAGCCGCAGCGGCGCGCGTGCAGGTGGCGGTGGTGAGCGGGCCGGAACTGGAAAAGCTGAAGGGCGGAAGCAGGACGAAGGGATAATATGGCGCTGTTTACGGACGGACCAGCGTCCACCATCGAAGATCTGTCGGCGCAGGATTCGCAGATTCTAGACGTTGCCAGCGTCGAGGGGATCGACCTCACGCGCAAACTGGCCCTGGCTCAAGAGGCGACAGCGATTGATCTGGAAGCGAGGCTGGGGCGGGAAACGCGGATGACGATGGGGCCTTGCGGGTGCGGGACGGGCATTGCTGGTCCGTACCGGCTGGAGAACATCGTGGTGACGCCGGCGCTGCGCATGTGGCATACCTATCGGACGCTGGAGATGGCGTACGGGGATGCTTACTACAGCCAGTTGAACGACCGCTACGCCAAGAAGCGGGACCAGTTTGGCCTGCTGGCGCGCTGGGCGTACGAACGCCTCATCCTAACTGGAATCGGGATTACGCCGCGACCGGTCGCCCAGGCGGACACACCAGACGTGGAGCCGGCAGCGGGGGCTGTGCCGGACGGCACATACTACGTCACCGTAGCCTGGGCCAACGCGGCCGGTGAGGAGGGAGCGAGTGCGATTCCAGCGGCGATTACGGTGGCGGGAGGCGGGTTTATGGTGACGCCGAAATCGAGCAGACTGAGCGGCGAGGCCTACCCCAACTGGAATGTCTATGCGGGCACTGCGCCAAACGCGATGACACGGCAAAACACCGGACCGGTTGCCGCGGGTGCCACGTGGAATCAGACGGGCGCACTGACGGCAGAAGGAATTGCGCCGGGGCGGGGACAGGCGCCGAGCTATCACCACGTGCTCCCGCACGTGATGCAGAGGGGATGATGAGCACACAGATCGGAAGAGCGGCGCGGACGAAGCTGGTGGAAGTCTTGACGGCGGGCATGGCGGGCGTAAGTGCCTGGCCCGCCCCACTTCCCGTGGTGGTGGAGAACGTGGCGGCCGACATCGCCGAGAAAAGCGGGGGGGCGCAGTATCCGGCGGCGGTGGTGTATTGCGAAAAGGTCTCGAACGATTTGCGGGAAAAATTCCGCAGCTTCTCGGGCACGGTGCAGTTGGCAGTCGAGATCAGGCATTCACAGGACCGGCTGGAAGGCGTGGAGGATGCGCTCGAGCAGATTACCGATGCGGTGGCCGGGATTCTGAGTGCGAGTCGGGGCGACTGGGGAAGCGGAATGTTTTACAGCGGCGCTTACGAGGTGAGTTATGGCAGCGTCAAGCGCGGCGGGCGAAATTTTCTGCAGACGGCCAAGGTCAGCTGCGAAGTGGGAGTGGGCGTGAATTGAAGACGGATCAGGGATCGTGCGAAGGATTTCGGACAGTCACTGAGCGTTGACGTTATACCGCGAGGCTCTAAGCCCGGGGAGATACGAACTTATGTCGTCCTATATTTCATCGAATGCGAACAGATTCTATACGGCGCTGGAGAGCGCGTACGGACAGGTGGCGGCGATTACCGCGGCGAACCGGATACCGGCGCTAAAGCTCGCAATCGACCAGCAGATCGAAACGCGCGCGCGCAAAGACAAGACGGGAAGCCGGACGTTTCCCGGGATGCCGGCCGGCGGCCGTTTGCGCACGAACTTCGAGCTGCGCACTTACCTGACGAGTTGGAACGGCAGCGGGACGCCGGCCTACGGGCCGCTGTTTCAGGCGACACTGGGCGGGGCGCCAATGAACTTCGCGGGCGGCACGGTCGCTTCCTACACCGCGGCGGGGCGGCTACAATTCACGATGGCGCACGGACTGAGCGCGGGACAGGCGCTGGCATATGGTGGCGAGATCCGGTTCGTGTCCGCGATCGTGGACTCGCAGACGGTGCAGCTCAATACGCCATTCACGTCGGCGCCGGCGGCGAATGCGCAGATCGGCCCGGCAGTGACGTACATGCCGGCGACGGAGCTGCCCAGCGCGACCGTCTTCGACTATTGGGACCCGGCCACGGCCGTGCAGCGCCTGCTGTGCGGGGCGGCGGTGGACCAGATGCAAATCCTGCTCAACGGCGATTACCACGAAATTCGCTTCAAGGGACTGGCGCAGGACGTGTTGGACAGCACCAGCTTTACGACGGGGCAGGGACAGTTGCAGAGCTTTCCGGCCGAACCGGCGCCGGGCGCGTTCGACTTCACGATCGTACCGGGGAACATGGGCGAAGCATGGCTGGGAACACCCGCGGCGCAGTTTTTCACCATCACAAGCGCATCGGTAACGGTGAAGAACGGGCTGGACACGCGGTCTCGGGAATTTGGGACCCACCTGCCACAGGCGATTGCGCCGGGAGAGCGGGTAGTGACCGCCGACATCGAGTTGTTCGAATTGAACGACAGCGCGACCGCATCGCTATACCAGGCGGCGCGGCAGCAATCCCCCATGAGCGCGATGTTCCAGTTGGGGCAGGTGCAGGGGCATCTGATGGGTGTGTACCTAAAGAGCGTCATCCCGGCGGTTCCGCAATTCGACGATAGCGAGAACCGGCTGCAATGGAAATTCCAGTCTTCCCGGGCACAGGGGACGGTGAATGATGAAGTGATGGTGGCGTTCGCATAGGACCCCCATTCCATTGGACCCAGAGGCGGAGGCCAAGAAGAGATGGACTACGAAAGCGTCGTGACAATCCGGTCCGAGGCGCGGCCCGGAGTGGAACTGCAAGTGGCACGGATGTCATTCGGCCGGCGGGTCGAACTAATGAAGCGGGTGCGAGAACTGGCGCGGAAGGTGGAATTCCTGGAAGCGGGGACGGCTGCCGGCGAACGCATGGACGCGGGGATGCTGCGGGCGGAAATCGACCGCCTGTTCGTTCTGTGGGGTGTGACTGCAATTGCGGGCCTACGGGTAGACGGGGAAGAAGCAACGCCGGAGCTGCTAACGGAGCGCGGGCCGGAAGACGTGTTCCGCGAGGCATTGGCAGCGGTGCGAGGCCAGGCCGGACTGGCGGAAGAAGAAAGAAAAAACTGACGGTCGCCTTCCATTTTCAATTTTCCAACCGGGCCGGTTGGAAGTGCGACGCGTGCAGGAAGGAAGGCCTGGAAGAGAAACGGCGGTGCGGGTATCGCCCACGGCCTGCTCACGCGAGCGGTTCCGAGCGGGACGGCGAGTGCTGGGGAGCGGTATGGGCGAGGGGTGGAATCGCGCTGAGTGAATGCCCGAGATCTTATATCACGGCGGATAGCGAATCGCTTGTGGAGCAGTTTTGGATCCTGAAACGACTTGGCGGCGGAATGCGGCTGGAGGGATTGAGCGCCCGGCAGGTGGAGGCATTCGTAATTTTAGAAAAAGCGCTGGCGGCGGAGAGAAGAAATGCCCAACGGAATGGACGACGAACTGGATAACATTTTCGAGGCGCTCGCAGGAGGCGTGAGCGGGATCAGCGGCGGAGTGGTTGGCGCTGCGGCCGAGAGCTCGCAGTCGGGCGGCAGCAGCACCGCGGGGACGGTGCTGGAGGATGTTCTCAAGAGCGGGTTTGGGTTGATGCCGATCGTGAGCGGCATTCTGAGCCTATTCGGCGGCGGATCGAGCACACCGCCTCCGCTCGTGGATTACCAGATGCCGGACGCCATCGATTATGAAGCTGCGGACGTGGATGGACAGATTGTGGGCGGGGATTTCGACCAATCGGGCGGGGCACGCGGGATCGGAGGAAGCGGGCCTTCGATGGAAGGCGGGGGAGTCAATGTGACGGTGCAGGCGATGGATGCGCAATCGTTTCTGGATCGGAGCGGAGATATCGCAGCTGCTGTGAGAAACGCGATGCTGAACCTAAGTCCAATCAATGATGTGGTCAACGACTTATAGGGGCCGACATCGCCATGACAAACTTTCCAGTTCTCAAAACGGGCGCAGTGGCACAGTATCCGGCGCGGCGGACGGTGAGTTATCAGAACCAGGCGCTCCGCTTCCTCGACGGAACCGAGCAAAGATACCGAGACAGCGGCGGACCGTTGCACGGGTGGGAGATCCGACTTGCGGAGTTGGACGAAGGGGAGATGGCGGCGCTGGAAGCGTTTCTGATTACCAACCAGGGAATGTTCGCGACGTTTTCGTTTACAGACCCGTGGGATGGTACTGTGTACCCGAATTGCAGCCTGGCGAGTGATGAGATGGACCTCACTTCGGCCGGCGAGATGTTGGGCAGCACGAGCCTGATGGTGGTGGAGAACCGCACATGAGCACGCTGGTCTATCCGCAAATCACGCAGTTTCCCGTGGTGAAACGGCGGAAGATGCGAACGATCGTCAACCGGTCGGCGGACGGCAGAGTCATTTGCGTAGCGGATCCGGGGGGGGAGACTACCGAATGGCAGCTACGATACTCCGAACTCAGTGACAGCGAGCTTTCGACGCTGGAGACATTTTTCGCGTCGGCAGAGGGGATGCTGAACAGCTTCACGTTTCTGGACCCGGAGTCGAATTTGCTGGCGTATAGCGGGACACTCGACAACGCGGCGTGGATGGCCGGGCCGGCGCTGAAGGTGACGCCGCAGCAGGGCTATTACACGCTTCAGAACACCGGCGCGGCGGTGCAGAGCCTGACGCAAACGCCAGGCGCGGCGCCTGCGGGATATACGTACTGCCTAAGTGCGGAAGTACGGTCGGCAATCGAAACGACGGTCACGTTGCTGATCGGTAGCCAGCAAGCGGCATACGTGGTGAGAGCGAACTGGCAGCGCATCGTGTTCGCAGCTACGGACGCAGCCACCTTCGGATTGCAGATCGCAGCTGGAGCGTCGGTAGATGTGAATGGGATACAAGTGGAAGCACAGGCGGGAGCTTCGGTCTATCGCTCCACGACGCAAGGCGGAGTTTATGAGGGAGCGCGGCTGGGCTCGGACCGGCTGCAGATTGTAACCGCCGGACCGAACCGGCACCAATGTACGCTGACGGTAGTCTATAACAGCCACTTATAGGAATCAGATGGCGACGCAGACAATTTACGCGGAAAAAATACAGCCAGTTACTGATACGCCGCTGCTGCTATTCGATTGTACGCTGGTGGATGGAACGTCCGAACATTGGTCGACGCACGCGGTGACGGTGAACGGTACGGCGTATGCGGCGCGCGTGCTCCAGCAAAACGTCTTCCAGATGCAGATGGCGTCGAGCCAGGGGGTGGACGGAATCCCGGGCGTTTCAGTCACACTGGCCAACGCCGATTCGCATTTTTCTGAATTGGAACAGGCGACTGGATTCAAGGGGGCGACACTCGCAGTTACCTTCCTGTTTTACGACTTGCGGAACGATGCGCCCGCGACAGAAACGCAGGTGATTTTTAAGGGAATCTGCAATCCGCCCGACGAAAGGCGCGAGGCGACATTCCGCATCTCGGCGGGTAACCGAATGAGCCTGCAGAGGCTGATGCTGCCTGAGGTGCGCATTCAGAGCCGATGCCCCTGGACATTCCCCGCGACAGATGCCGAGCGCACGGAAGCAATCGATGGAGGTGCAAACGGAAAATACTCGCGGTACTACCGGTGCGGATACTCGGCGGGGGAGACGGGCGGCAGCGGCAACCTGAATGCGGGCGCGCCCTACACGGGTTGCGGCTATGTTCGCGCGGACTGCCAAGCACGCGGCATGTGGCTGAATTTCGGCGGAATCGAATATATGCCACCGGCGATTGCGGTAAGAACTTCCGGCGATAAGAACTATCACACGTCGGCAATCTCGGTGAACGAAGTGCTGTACAACGATTACGTTCCGATGGTGTACGGCACGGTGTGGTACACGCCGCCGGTGGTATTCGCGCGCAACGACGGCAACCTGACGCGAATGGAAGTGCTGCTGGGCGTGGGCGAAATGCAGGGCGTGCTGACGGTGCTGGTGAACGATGTGGAGATCCCGCTTGGCGTGGCAGGAACGAACATGACCGGGACAGGGTGGTACAACATGCCGACGCCGGGGACGCGCACCGGATCATGCGACCCGAACTTCACGGATTCGACCGGGCAACCGGCAGGCGACCCTTACGGCAGCATGGCGTACCTCGCGGTCGTCGTGCCGAACAGACTGAATGACGGCTCGGCTCTGCCGACGGTCAAGGTGCTGGCGCAAGGGCTAAAAGTGCCGGTGTACGGCACCGACGGCAGCGCGCAGGGCGAGCAGTTCACCAACAACCCGGCCTGGGTGTTGTTGGACATCCTACGGCGGATGGGCTGGAGCACGGCCGAAGTGGACGTGACGAGCTTCGCGGAGGCGGCGGCGTATTGCGCGGAGACGATCAGCACGGTTGATTTGAACGGAAACCCGATCCAGGTGCCACGTTTCGAATGCAATCTTGCGCTGCAGAGCCGGCGCAGCGCGGGTGATCTGACGCGCGCGGTGCGCAACGCATCGCGCCTACTTCTCAATTACGGGCCGAACGGCGTGATCGAGTGCAGCGTGGAGAACACCATCGCGGCGGAGCAGCCGGCGCAGTGGGCGTGGTCGAACAGCACCGAACCGGCCAACGGCGGATGGCCGAGCTACGAATTCGGCGACGGCAGCAACGGGTTTTCCGGCATTTTGCGGAAGGCGACGGGCGAATCTACAGTTCGCGTGTATTCGCGCAGCATCGCGGACACGCCGAACTGCTACTCGGTGGAGTTCCAGGACGAACTGAACGATTACCAGCAGGACGGATATTCCCTGGTGGATCCTGACGATGTGGCGGTCAGCGGACAGCAGATCTCGGCGACGGTGAACGCGATCGGCATCGCGAATTACGACCAGGCCGGACGGGTGCTGCAACTGGCACTAAATAAGTCTCTTTATGGAAATATTTATATCGAATTCGAAACGAGCGTAACTGCATTTGGGATTCGGCCCGGGGACTTAATCACATTTACTTATCAGAAGGAAGGATTTGACCGGCAGCTGTTCCGGGTGCTGAAGATCGCACCGGGGACAAACCACCGGACCGTGACGATCAACGCGCAGATCCACGACGATGCCTGGTACTCGGACAACGCGGGGACTGCCGCAGCGCCCGGGAGCCGCCGGCAGGACACGGCAGGGGCCGGTATTCCTCGGCCGCTCGTGGGGAGTATGGTGGACGCGAACGGGAACATCCAATTCGGGATTGTGGAATCGGACACGACCGCGAGCGACGGCACTGTGGCGGCGAGCGTCAGCGTCTCATTCGTGGCGCCGGCACCGGCGGGAACGGGTGCCGGGCCGGGCATTCCATTGGTGAGCCTTGCGGCCACCATCGGGGGTGGGGGAACATTAGCCGGCGGGCAGACGCTGTACTACGGCATCACCGGGGTGGACGCGAGCGGCAATGAAGGCGGGATGTCGTTCCTGGTAATGGCGGCATTGACGGCGGATGGGAGCACCGTGACGCTTACGAGCCTGAGTTTCGCCACCGGCACGGCGTCGTTCAACGTTTACCGCGGGACGACGAGCGCGGATCTGCTGCGGATTGCGACGGGGCAGGCCGCGGCGGCGCAATTCGCGGACACGGGACTGAAGGCGGAGTTGGTGGCCCCGCCGGATCCGAATTTCGATCATGCCAATTTTTACTGGCGCATGGAACTGGTGCCGGAGATGGCGGCGACGGCGCAATCGGCCAATACGATCGGGAACGGCACGCTCGAAATGACCGCCAACCAGTATCGGGGCGCCGTGGCGCGGATTACGCGGGGAAGAGGCGCCGGGCAGGAGCAGACGATTGCCGCGAACACGGCGACGACTCTGACGCTAATGTCGAACTGGGTGGTGGAACCGGACGCAAGCAGCTTTTTCGCGGTGGCCGAGAGTGGGTGGAAATTCGGGGCGATGGCGCAATCGAGCCCGGTATCGTTTACGATTCCGAACCTAAGCGGCGAGACGGTAGAGATCAACGGACGCAGTGCGAACGCGAACGACGTGGAGTGTGCGGCGGAGCTGGCGACGGTAACGCGGTGGCAAATTGGCGGTGGCGGTGCGCAGGGCAGCGATGCGGACGTGCCACCGGCACCGCTATTCGGATTGGGGGCGGGAGCGGGCGGAGGAACAGCGGAGCTGACCGGCGTCTCCTTCATGAGCCTGACAAACACGACGACGATTTCGGCGGGCACCCTGACCCTGCATTACTGGAATGAGCTGGCGGCCCCGGCAGGAGCGTCGGCCACGGCGATTGCAGCCACAGACACGACATTGACCCTGATTGCGGCCGCGAACGCGGCGGCGGGCAGCTTCCTGCAGATCGATGCGGAGGTGATGCAAGTCACCGCGGCGGCGAGCGGTGGAATGCAGTTTACGGTCACGCGAGGGATGCATGGCACGACGGCGGCAGCGCACGCTGCGCACGCGGCGGTTTACGCGCTGCTAGACCAGACGATGATCGTGCCGTTTGCGCCGGGATTCTTCGGCAGCCCCTATAGCGGGAACTGGAGCTTTCCCGTGGACTTGCCAGATGCGCGCGTAGCCAGCGCCGAATTATTCGTCACCAACGAGCGCGGCAACAGTCCGATTAGCAGTATCAACCTGACCGATACCGACGATCTGGGTTTGCGGACGCTGGCGGGAGGGCAGTATTCGATCCAGGTATCGGGATTTCTGGCGATCCAGCAATCGGTGGCGCCGCCACTGGTGGTGGAGACGGCGCACTCGGTGCGAGACGTGTACGCCGTGTTGGGAACGGCGGCAGATGCACCGGTGACGTTGCAGTTGAATGTGAATGGGGCGGCGTATTGCACCGTGACATTCGTGACTGGGCAGACGGTTTCCAACGCCACAAACGGGAGCGCGCTTCCGGCGCTGCCGCAGGGGGCGCAAGTGACGTTGTCCGTGCTCACGGTGGGCCAAGCGCTGCCGGGAGCGGACCTGACGGTGATTATCAGGCTCTGATTTCGGCGCGAAGACTTAGGGAGCCGGGTACACAAGGAACGACATGCCGGATGAATTGACGAAGTTGCGACCGGACCGGGACCTGCAGTGCTATTTCCAGGAGCCGACCGCCGTGGCAGCCCTAAGCGGGACGAGCGCGGCCGGGTTCACGGTATCGGGATCATGGCGGCAGCAGTTTGACTGGGCGGTGGTGGAGTGGAATCGGGATAACGTCTT